TGGTTAAGCAAGGGTACTACTGGAACGGTAACCCTATAAGAAACAAGTGCCAGTTCTCGTTCTACTGTGACGGCAAGTCAGATAATCCGCACAACAAGCAGGGGTGGTACAACGCGCTGTACATTGCGCACCTAAGCAAGTCCGTACCCGACACGACAGAAGGTGCGACTCATTACCACAGTACAAAAGTGTTTCCCGAATGGGCTTACACGGGTGAGATAACAACTAAGATCAATAAACATATATTCTACACAGGCGTTAGGTAGTGACAAAAAAGACAGGTAAAGAGTTAGAGCGTGAAAAAATAGCTGAAGATATTAAAAAGTATTTAGCTAAAGGCGGCGCAGTAAAAAGTTACGCTATTGGGCAGAGTGGCGTTGATGACCCTCTAACCGAAGGGTGGGGTTTAAAACCAAAAGTAATTCGCAACAAAATAGGTAACTAAAATGACAGCTTGGTCTTACAGTAGCATCAGCACTTTTAAACAATGCCCTAAGAAATATTACCACCTGAAGGTAGCTAAGGATGTCAGAGATACAGGCAGCGAAGCTATGCTCTATGGTAACCAAGTACACAAAGCTGCGGAGCACTTTATAAAAGATGGGACCCCTATCCCCAAAAAGTTTGAGTACTTGAACCCTATAGTAAATTCTTTGAACGCTATAGAAGGAGATAAGCATTGCGAGTTAAGGTTTGGCATCTCTTATGACGGAGAAAAACATAAGGAGACTAAATTCTTTGCTAAAGACGTATGGTTTCGTGGCATTGCTGACCTAGTCATAGTCGATGGAGAAAAAGCGTACTTGGTAGATTATAAGACAGGTAAGAACGCAAAGTATGCAGACACTAAACAACTCGATATGTTAGCTGCTGCCACATTTACTTATTTCCCAAACGTAGCAATCATAAAATCTGCGTTAGCTTACGTGGTTAGTAATGAGTTTATAAAGAAAGACCATACACGAGACGAGCAAGAGCTTTTGTACACCACTTTCGACGAGCCGTTAGAGGCACTAGCAGCGGCAGAAGAACACGATGTGTGGAATGCAATAAGCAGCCCGCTGTGTGGTTGGTGCCCAGTAACTTCATGCGAACATCACAGGAAACGATAATGACGGCATATGAAAAAGACAATGCTCAAGCAAGACCTTGGGAGTATGGGGAGGAAGCACATCAATGTTTTTACCCGAACTGCAAGCTTATAGCGGGTATTGAGCGGGAGGACGCGCATGTAACTTGGGACGTACGCCTCCCTCTACAGACAATATACGATATGTTTTCGCCAGTAGTGAAGTTGGCTATAGAGGAAAACACTAAAATAAATCGAAAATATCCAAGCAAGCCGTTATATATTTATTTGCACCCCGAGTGCGCAGCCGAGTGGGGCATGCAGCTAATAAAAGACGCCCTAAATTCAAACGATAGAGTAGGTAGACGCTTAAGTAACCGCGAAAAGGAGTGGGGACGCTATGACAAAGAGTAAACGAGATTACAAAGCCGAGTACGCTAAGTACCAAGGCACTGAAGAGCAAAAAAAGAAACGTGCGCAACGCAACAAAGCTAGGCGAAAGGCAACGAGGGAAGGTAAGGTCTCTAAGGGTGACGGAAAAGACGTAGCCCATAGGAAAGCTATGGACAAAGGCGGCAAGAACTCTGATGGAGTTAGGGTAGAAACTGCTAGCCGCAATCGTTCCTTTAAACGAGATTCTAAAGGCAATTTAGTTTCAGAAACTAGTGACCGCGAACGCAAGAAGAAGACATCTAAAGCATGAAGATAATAGACAATAAATACGTGCTTCTGCGGACACGTAGGCCAGAATTAGTTACGGAGAAAGTGCCAGAACATCGGGTAATTAAAGAAGATACTGATGGTTTCTGCGAGTTGTCAGTTAAGTGGGAACAAACCGAATCGCAAGCGTTAGCAAGTCTTGGTGTTAGTGTTCCTTCTCCTATACAACGGGACTACGAATGGACGGGCAAGTTTACTCCCTTCGACCACCAACGTACGACAGCGGCGTTCCTTAGCATACGGAAAAAAGCTTTTTGTTTTAACGAGCAGGGCACAGGCAAAACCGCTTCTGTTATTTGGGCTGCGGATTACCTAATGAAGTTAGGGCTTATACGTAGGGTGTTAGTTATATGTCCTTTATCTATTATGAAATCGGCGTGGCAAGAGGACTTGTTTACTTTTGCTATGCACCGAGGCTGTTCGGTGGCGCATGGGACAGGAGACCAAAGACGTAAAATAATAGACGCAGGTGCAGACTTTGTAATCATTAATTTTGACGGTGTTGCTGTAGTACAAGACGCTATTCGTAATGGCGGGTTTGACATGATAGTTGTTGACGAAGCTAACGCTTACAAGAACGTGCAAACAAACCGTTGGAAAATATTAAAAAAGCTTACAGATAAGATAGAGTGGCTATGGATGCTTACCGGCACACCCGCTGCGCAGTCCCCTATAGATGCTTTTGGCTTGGCTAGACTAGTAAACCCCGAAAAAGTTCCTAGGTACTTCGGGCAGTTTAGAGACAAAGTGATGTATAAGCTTACCCAGTACAAATGGAAACCTACCCCAATGGCAGACAAGATTGTACACCAAGTACTGCAACCTGCTATACGGTTTGAAAAAGACCAGTGCCTCGACCTACCGCCTGTGACTCACGTAGAACGAGAAGCTCCGCTAACTGCGCAACAAGAAAAATACTACCAAGTGCTTAAGAAACAAATGGTAATGGAAGCAGATGGGGAGCAAGTAAGTTCTGTCAACGCCGCAACAAACATTAACAAGCTGCTGCAAATATCAGGAGGTGCAGTTTACACGGACGATAGACAAGTCATTGAGTTTGATGTGAGTAACCGCCTACGGGTAGTACTGGAAGTTATCGAAGAGTCTAGCCATAAGGTGTTAGTTTTTGTACCGTTTACACATACTATTGAATTGCTTAAAGAATTTTTAATTAAGAAGAAAATAAAATGCGATGTTATAGCGGGGAAAGTTTCGGTTAACAGACGCAGCGAGATAATCAAACAGTTCCAACAAACTCCCGACCCACAAGTGCTAATCATTCAGCCTCAAGCTGCTTCTCATGGTTTGACTTTAACAGCCGCCAATACAATTATTTGGTACGCCCCCGTTACTAGCGTAGAAACCTACCTGCAAGCTAACGCTCGTATAGACCGCCCCGGTCAGCACAATCCGATGACTATTGTGCATGTAACAGGCAGCGAAGTAGAAGCACGCCTGTACAAGATGTTGCGCTCTAACATTGATAACCACAACAAAATAGTCGATTTATACAAACAAGAAATAAACGATTGACAATGTAAACAGAAGATGTAAACTGATCCTCCCCACAAGCAAAAGGAGGATTCGATGGACACCTACAATGCGTCCCAATTAGCGGACATTTACATAAAGATGCGTGAGCAAATACGCAAACTAGAAGATAAAGTCAAAGCCATAAAGCACGAGCAAATTATGGTAACAGACAAGATGCTAGAACTTTGCAGTGACCAAGATGTAAACAGCTTAGCTACTACCAACGGAACTATAAGCCGCAGGCTTAACTCCAGTTACTGGACTAGTGACTGGGACAGCTTCTACAACTTTGTAAAAGATAACGACGCTTACCACCTTTTGGAAAAGCGTATTCATAACGGAAACATGAAAGAATTTTTAGCAGATAACCCTGACGCTGTACCGATGGGCTTGCAGGCTAAAAGGCAGTACGTAATTAGTGTAAGAAAACCTAAACCTAAAGTAGGAGATGATAATGAGTAACGACGTATCTATTTTTCAAAACCAAACAGGCGTATCGACACGCCGCAGTAGTGCGCTAGGAGAGAAGCTAAAAGCTAGTTCTACGATATATAGCCGCCGCATACAGACAAGTAACAAAGGCTTCTTTAGGAAGATCATTAACGGTGAGCAAGTAGGTGAGCCTATTCGTGACGAGTTTGAAGCTATCGTTATTAATATGCTGCCTAAAGTCTCACGCATATACTACAAAGATAAATTTGACCCTAGCAAAGACGCTACTCTCCCTAACTGTTGGTCTAACGAGGGTGGTAAGCCAGAAGAAGGAGCGGTTGATAAGCAGCATAGTAACTGTGCAGACTGCGCCATGAACATAAAAGGTTCTGGCGATAACGGTGGTAAAGCGTGTAGGTTCCAACGCCGTATAGCTATTATGCTATCGGGAGACACATCGGGTGATCTGTACCAGTTTAATATTCCTGCTAAGTCTTTGTTTGGTAAAGGTTCAGGGAACGAGCATCCTTTTGAAAGCTATGTAAAGTTTTTGTTTAGCAATCGTGAAGCCCCAGATACAGTGGTAACTAAGATTAGTTACGACTTAGACGCAGAGTCTATGGAACTCCTCTTCACTCCAGTGCGCTCTCTTACTGACGAAGAATACGACGCGGTTAGTGCAGTGCAGACATCTCCCGAAGCTACGGCTTACACAAAAATTACTGTGGCCCAAGCGGATGGAGTTACTGCAACTCCTAAAATAGAAGCTCCGAAGCCAAAGGTAACTCGCTCTGAAGAGCCAGAAGAAGAAGAAGAAATAGTAATCGAAGAATCAGTAATTGAAGAACCGGTAAAACGTTCAAAGAAAAAAGAAACGCCTACGGAAAAAGATACTTCTGATTCTTTAGCTTCTGTAATCGACGCATGGAGTGTAGACACCTAATGAGCTATGGCTATACTTTAAATTTAGTCTTGCTCAACAAGTCTGCAAGTGCTCGTTCCCTAGGTGTAAAGCTAGGCCGCATCTGCATCAAACATGGTGTACCTGTGGTGGAAGTAGCTGAACGTCTGGGGGTCAGTCGCCAAAGTGTGTATGGCTGGTTCGCAGGAAGAACAAAACCTAGTGTACACGTGGCTGCACGTATAGAAAAATTTATAATAAGACTAGAGCCTTAGACTATGGAAACCTTTGACTTACTTGAGCACGTATTACCCGAACATGGGTACTTCTGTGTAGTAGGGTTACGGTCAGAGGGCTACCCAGAAACTAAACTTGTACCTACTAGGGAAAAAGCACAGGGGCTAATAGACTCCTACCTTAAGCAGGAACGAGATGTTTATTTTGCTGTAGCGAAGTTTAAAGACCCGAGCGAGGGGCGCACACAAACAAACGTGCAGGCGCTTAAAGCTTTATGGTTAGACATTGACTGCGGTGAAAAGAAAGCTGAAGTAAACGCAACTACAGGACGTCCTGACGGCTATATAGACCAAGAAACTGGAGCTAAAAGCCTAAAAGAGTTCTGTGAGACTGTAGGTTTACCTGCCCCCACGATAGTCAACTCGGGACGCGGATTGCACGTGTACTGGGTCTTTGACCGCGAAGTAACGCGTGAGGAATGGAAACCAGTAGCCTTAAGGCTACGTCAGCTTTGCGAAAAACAAGAGTTTCATGTAGACCCTGTTGTATTTGAGGAGGCGCGCATACTTAGAGTGCCGGGCACCCTTAATTATAAAGATGATCCAGCTAAGCCAGTAACTGTACTACGAGTAGCCCCCGAAGTTAGCTTTGACGAGCTGAAAGATATTTTGGGGGTGAAAGAAACAATAATCTTGGACAGCAGACCGGAACGTAGGAATTCGTTTTTGACACGAAACCTACAGGAAAATGTCCAAAGTAACTTCGCTAAAATTATGAAGCGAAGCGCGGAAGGCAACGGGTGCCAGCAGCTTTTAGATTGCTATGTAAATAGAGACACGTTGGCAGAGCCTAGATGGTTCGATGCGCTATCTATTGCCGCTAGTTGTTACGACAGTGACACAGCAATCCATAAAATTTCTGAAGGCCATCCCGATTACGACCGCATCAAAGTAGAAGAAAAAGTTAAGCATATTGGGGGGCCTCACTCTTGCGCTGTATTTGAACGCACAAACCCCGGAGGCTGCAAAGGCTGCCCATTCAAAGGCAAGATAACTAACCCGACGCATTTAGGTAAAGAGCTAGTAGAAGCTACCGAAGATGATGAGCCTATAGAAGCCCAAGAAGAAATTGAAGAGGACGAAGACGAGCACGCTGATTTAGATACCGTAAAACCTCATTTCCCAGAAAATTACGCACGGGGAAAGAATGGCGGTATCTATTATCTTGACCCAAACGATGACGAAGGAGGACCCCAACTTGTTTATGAGCATGATTTATTTGTAATTAAAAGAATGGAAGACCCTGCACATGGTGACGTTGCTGTGTTCCGCTTCCATACACCCAAAGATGGTATTAAAAAATTCACTATTCAGAACGCCAAAATAACTCAGTTAGTAGAACTTAAAAAAGTACTTTCTGCAAACGGAGTTATGGCAGACGAAGCCCAGTTCAAGAGAATCACTTCCTACGTTATACGTGCTGTGAAATCCTTACAGGGCCACAAAAAGGCAGATATTATGAGAAGGCAATTTGGTTGGGCCGACGGTGACACTAAGTTCATTGTTGGAGATAGGGAAATAACAGCAGACGGGGTATACCACAGCCCACCATCTTCTATAACAGGGCCACTTGTCCCTTACTTTGAACCTAAAGGCAGCTTAGAAGAATGGAAAAGAGTATGGAAGTTGTATGGGCAACCCGGTATGGAACTACAAGCCTTCGGTGCGTTAACTGGGTTCGGTGCGCTTCTATTGAAGTTTACGGGCCAAAAAGGGTCAATGATAAACTTTGTGCACCGCTACGCAGGTACGGGTAAAACTACGATACTACGCATGGCAAACAGCGTTTGTGGACATCCTGAACAACTCTTAGGCACGGTAGACGACACCAAAGTAGCTAAAATTACTAAGGTGGGAATACTAAATAATATTGTTAACACCGTTGATGAGATAACAAATACAAAAGCAGACGAGTTTTCTGAGATTGTTTACGCTTATTCGCAGGGTAAAGGTAAAGATAAAGGCGACCGTGACGAGAATAAACTTCGGGTTAACAACACAACTTGGAGCACGCCTACACTTACTTCTTCTAATGCGTCCTTTTATGAAAAAGCTAGTTCGGCTAAAGCTATAGCCGACGGGGAGATGATGCGACT